ATCATACCGATTTTCAGTAATCCGGCAAAGCACTCGAGCCCCTCCATCAGGACGCGGTAGATCCCGGGTCGAGCGGCATCGCGAACAACGCCGGCAGGTGTAATCTCCCGCGCATAGCCGCAAGCGAAGCCGTTAAGAGTCCAATGCGCAGCGTGCGCCACCGCAACACACGGCAGACCTCGTTCTGTTCTCTGCAGAAGTCCTCGAATAATCTCTCGGCCGTCCAGTTCGAGGCCTCCACGCCGTAGCTCTTGAGGCAATTTCGCCACTGCTCCGCGAAGTCCGACAATGTCGTACTGCTCGAAGTGCTGCTTGCCGGCAATGCATCGTATGTCTCTATCAGCCTCAAGCCTTGCGGCGTTATAAATCTTCTCAAGTGCTGATCCAGGATCTCCTTCTCGCACGAAATCAGCCAGGACATAGAGAGCTCCATCCGCAAGTTGCGTAAGAACACCGGTCGTCAGGCCCTGGGTGGCGTTCAGGCATAGCCAGATCGGCACCCGCTCCCACTTCGGCAGGCTCTCGACCGCGTGCCAGTTGGCGAAATTTTCGTAAATCGGCTGGCCGGGCCGCATCACCTGGCAGTAGGCTAGCGCGTTCGGCCCATCGATGCGGCCGGTCGGGTAGGACAGAAATTGCGCGCGCAGTTCAGTAAGCTCCTTGGCGAGCTCTACTTCGCCAGCATGAAAGAAAGGCTGCAGCCCTTCGATGAAGTCGCCCTTGCCCTTGGGGGCTTTGACCGGAAGCAAGGGCAATATAACGCCACGCTTGACCATCTCCTGTCGCAACGGTTGCAACAGGAATTCCTCGAGGCCATCGCGTTCAACCCCGATCTGGACCGGCCGGTACTGCGCATTTGTCTTAAACACGTGATCGATGATCTCATCTGGCTTCCACACCCCGCCGCCGCCGTCCCAGACCACTAGCCGGTTGGCGATCCATGACCACACCGCCCAGCCAGTGCTCGAGCTCGTCTCGGTGGCGGTGCGCGCCGGGTCGTAGAACGCGAAGGTCGGTTGCCAGACATGGACCCGCGGCACCACCTGGAACATCCCCGCGGTGAAGATCTTCCTGGCCGGGTCTTCCGCCTCGCACATGTACTCCCTCATAAAATCGTGGTGCAGCCCGAGCCGATACATCTCGGCCTCGCGGCCGTCGATCCAGTCTACAGAATATCGCCCCGGCCAGGAGCTCGCCCAGCCGCCTGTAACATCCTTGTAGCGGATCGGGAACTTGAGGCATTTCCATCCCGGCATGCCGGCGATCGTCATCGGCAGTGCCTCGCGGTCGAGCGGGGTGGCCTGGATGCGGACCCGGGCGTTCTTGTCGAGCGCCGGCATCACCTCCGCGAACAACCATTGCAGCGTATCGTGGCGCGCCGCGGCGTCGCGGACATGCTCCTTGCTCTCGAGGTCGTCGCCGAACAGCAGATCCGGCCTCGTGTCGAGGTGCTTCATGCCGCGCACCTCCTGGCGGCGGCCCAGTGCCTGGATGATGACGCCGTTACGCAGGATAATTTTTGCGTAGCCCCAGACCTCGCCGATCTGGTCGCCGAACAGCGAGCGAATCTGCTCGTTCATGGCGAGCTCGTATTTGATGGCGGCCAGCCGGTCGGCGGCGCGGGCCTCGTTCTCGCCGATGATCACCCCGTTCTTGAACTCGCGTAGCAAGGCCATGACGATAATAGCCTCCTCGGCGATCGTACTCTTCCCCGCCTCGCGGAACGCCATCACCAGGCCGCGCGCCAGCCGCGAGTGCCACAGCGCCGTTATCCGCCGATGAAACTCGGGGGTGATGTCAGGGTGCCGGTGCTTGAATAGGATCTGGTGCGCGGCCACACGGTCCTGGCCGAGGTAGCGGATCAGGTCGTCACGGGTCGCTAGCGGCGCCGCCATGTGATGTCATGATCGATGAACGGCTCAACGTCCTGCTGGAAGGCCGACGAAAAATTGACGTTGCCAAAATTGGCCAAGGTTGCTGCCATGCCGGCCTCGGTCACCACCATGCGGCCGGCGTCATAGAGCGCATTGCCGCTGTCGTCTCTATAGGCAATCATCAGTATTGCGTCCCGGTGATCTGGAAAACCGTGGCATCATAAATTTTGACAAGGGTCGCAGCGCCCGTAGCTGCCTTGCTGAGCGTCAGTTGCGATACGCCGTCCGTTGCCGTCACATAAGCCCCGGCTGGGATATTCGTGCCGATGATCCGGTGGCCAACGGCCCACGTGCTGATGTTAGTCACTGCCGTCAACGTGGTGCTGGCCGCTGTCGTGCAAGTCGAGGATTGATGGATGCGCGGCCACCAATGCACCACCAAGGTATAAGAGCCCGATGGCATGCTCATCGGCACGCCGGAGATCGTGACCACCGAGCCAACCACTGACAGCACGATGCCCATGGGAAATGAGTACGTTGTCATGGTGCCACCGAATGGCGACTCAAGAATGGTCAGCCCGTTGTCATAATCATAAATCAAATCGCCGACACGAATGATGGTCGGATCGGGAGCGGTGAACGTCGCCGTAGAATGCAGCCCGACAGTAACGGCAATTACGCCAAGCTGCAGAAAATGATTTTCAAAAAACCCATTATGCATGACCCGCAACAGAGTGCCGGGAGTGCCGGGGAACTGCAAAAACATACCGGGACAAACGGTCTGCTTGTCGTAGCTGGCGGTACTGCCGCTGACGATGTAATTCTGTGTCAAGAAGCTCAAGCCATCAGCATTGCCGCGAGACGCGGTCCCAAACACGCAAGAGATGAACTTGACCTCATCAAAAATATCGGGAGCATTGCCAAGCGGGGCTAATTCAGAAGGCGCTAGAGGCAATTCATCCATAGTGGGATTCGGGCCACCGGGGAAGTTGGCCCAATTCATATCAAGTTGACAATTATCAAACTGCACATCGGAATAGGCGCCTCGCAAGTGAAACCGGACCGGATAAGCAGTTACGTTTCCAGGTACTGGTGGGCCGCCCTGTGAGGGAAAATTAGCTATATTGCAATTCAGGAACTTGACCCCACCGTAAGCCAGCATGTGGTGGTCCGGTACCTGATCATTGAGCGCAATGAACTCGATTTCGCAACCGATGAATGATATGCCGAGAGCTTCCGGGGCAGGCCCGCTGCCAATGAAACCAAGTGACGCAGCGCTCTCCATATGAATGTTGTGGATCACTGGAGCCTTGCCGCCACTGATATAGATATTGAGCAGATATTTGCAGCCGCCGATATTGCCGCCAAAGATGTTCGGGCATGATCCCTGCTGCTGGCCGTAGGTTTGGCCATCGAAGTTGACGTAAGACCCGCCAACCGTTCCGGCATACCAGTTGAGATTATCCTGCTGCGTTCCTTCGGTACAAAAGCTTCGGGTATTGAACAACAACGAGCAATTGAAAAACGTCATCTCCGACGTGTTGCTACTCTGCCCATGCGGCGACAGCATGATGCCTGCGACAAAGCCCTGAACCCAGACGCTGTCAAACTCCAATGTCGAGCAGTACTGGATCGGCGTTGTGTAATACGAAGTCAGACCGGGATAGCCGCCGTCAGGCGGAACACTTGGCGCAAACGGATCAATGCAGATGCCAGCGTAAGGCGAATACCGACTATTGCGCGGGCCGCCAACCAACAAGTTGGCGATGTTCATCACAATGCCTTCGTTACTTAGCCATGCTGCCGCATAGTCATTAGTGCCAAAGATAGCGAGATTTTTGATCTTGCAACCCAGCCCGCCCTGGATGCCAAGCGCAAACGTGTTGTTGAATGTCGCCTTGATGGTGGTCGTAGATGGCGTGCCCCCCGTGGTGCCTGATGCGCCAATAGCCGAAAAACCAAACTTCTCACCCTCGATCTCGACGGACGGCTGGCCACCAGACGGAAGCCAAACCAACAGCGGCGATGTGATCTTGTAAAGGCCGTAGGGGATAAAAAGCTTTTTGAACGTAGTGATCGCCGCGTTGATCGCGGTTTGCAACGCGGCGGTATCGTCAGCTACGCCGTCACCAATAGCGCCGTAATCCTTGGCGCTGAGCCGATCGGCAAAGTGATCAGCCAGCGACCGCGCCGTCGTCGATCCGGTGGCAACCACTGTGGCCCCGGAATACGGGACGGTCGGGATCGGAAACGCCGTAAAGGCTGGGGTCGGCATGCATCACCAAAGCGGGGACTAGCGCTTAAATCCCTCAACGTCTGATTGAAACTGGCCGCTCGTGTTCACGATCATCGGAGAAACCCCAGCAGCACACAATCCCACCCGCTCGACCCACGCCACCGCCGCCCCTCGCCCTGCAGCTCAACCGTCTCGCGCGTGCGGACGCCGACCGCGGACGCCACCCAGGTGATGATCTGGTGGGCCGCCAGCCGATCGCGGCCCAGATAAGCAATGGCCTCGTCGCGGGTCACCGTCGCCGCCAGACGTTCTCATCGGAAATGTACGGCTCGACATCACCGGACAGCATGCGCGACGTAGTAATGTTACCGGGATTGAATACTGGCAATCTTGGTTGCGGCGGCGGCGGCGGCGGCGGCGTGAGCGCGAGAGGCGCGAAGCTGATTTCTGCGACCAGTGGGTTGCCATACCCGATCGACACTATCCTCGTTCGAATCGTCGGAAAGTATGAGCTTGGTTGGCCCTTTGCGGCAGGCGCGAAGCTGATCTCTCCAGCAAGCGAGTTGCCATAAAAGACCATCATGGCTGGAAGTACAGAACAATGTTGACGTCATTAGCGCCAGGAGCAGTGAAGTGATAGACCACTACGGATGAGTTGGTGTCTCCTGGCGCGAGAACTATTGAGTAGTTGCCAGCGCCCATGGTAGTCCCCCCGATTTCAGTAACTGGATTGGCGCAAGGCGCAAAGCCCGCGCCACCAAGAGAGCGCTGCGCAGTTATGCCGGTCGCGCCCGTGAGCGCTTGGCCGGTGGCAAATGAGGTCAGGGTGAAGGGCAAGATGACAGTGGTGTTCTGCTTCACTGGTGAACCAACCAATGCCCGGAACGAGTTATCAATCGCCAGCTGATTGCCAAGAACATGCGTTACAACTTGATCTTGAAAGTCCAACGGCCCGCCAGAACTAGATGTTATGTGATAGGCTAGATCGCCTAGAGTGCCAGTGTCCCCCGATGAAAGCAGAACTGTATACCAACCGTTGGCTATCTCAGCGATAGCGCCATGACCACCTGTGTTGGCTGCAAAAGCCCCGCCGTTGGATGACAAGTTAACAGCCATCGAAGCCAACACTGCCGGTGTACCAAAGAAAAAGTATCTAAGGTACGTCGTCCCTAACTGGAGAACTTCACCTGACTGCTGTGCCATAGATCAGTTCCTCATTGCGTCACTTTGAGCCAGTCAATGCTGACCGAAAAGGAGCCGCCTGAATTGAATATTATCGGAATTTGCTCCCAGTCCGACTGGATCATGTTGCTATTTGATGAAGTATTCCAACTCCTGACACATCCTGACGCAAAGATTCCATTATAAAACGACAACACCATACCGACCTTTCCAGGCCCATAGGGCAAAACCAACATACCGTAGACTTGCAGCTGGCTCGGATCTGTCATAACCGGCGGTGATGTGTGATCAGCATAAACCTGCCAGCTAGCGGGATTAGTTGGCGGGGGCTGATTTATGTTTGCTGCTATTGCTTTATAGAACGTCGAGTTGGGCGTGTAAAAACAGTACGGAGCCCCACCCCATTGCCTGACTGGGTTCCAAGGCGGAATACCAACAATGGTTGGACCATGCGCGAAAGCCCCGGGCGACCCCACCTCAGGAAAATCCTGATTTCCAACAGGTAGTGCATTAATTCCGTATGCAGCTATCGCAGTCCCTGACGTGATATTAATCGAGGCGCTTTCAAGAAAGTCGATCTCCCTGCCCATCAAAAATTTGTTCTGCGGACCATACGTTCCTGAAGCGTCAAACGGGTTTCCAACCATAAACTCAATGCCCCAAGACCACCACGCCATGCTGTCGGAAAACGCAGTCTCAAGAGCAAATTGCCAACTAAATCTTCCCTCCATCATGAACGGCGGTACCCACCCTTTGCCAACATAACCAGTCGGCGCTACAGTCGAGTTGGCCGCAAATGAATGCAGTTGTGGATTATTCGGTCCGCCACGCGCTCCTCCACCCACCTGGCCAGCACCTATTAGAGTTAAAATCGAATTGGACTCCGAGAGGCAATTTGGCGTTGCAGCTAGAGGCCCCGGAATACCGGGCGTCCTATGCTCCAAGAACCAAGTCTTGGACGGATCATGCGTGTTGGCCAGGTCTATGCTCGCCATCCCATCGTTGAAGTCATCGAAGAATACGATATTGTTTAATCCATAGGCTGGAATCGGCATCACGTTCGTGCGCCAACCGATAACTCCAGAAGACCCATCACCGATATAAGTCGTGCGCTCCGCGTTGGTCCCTGTCTGGTTGTCTAAGTAAACCGTGGCAAACCATACTTGTGAGCCACCAAGGAAGGCATCCACCGAGCACCTGAACCAATTATTCGGGAACTGCGCTATCTCGGCTCCAATAACCGAGAAACCACCGCCGCCAATAAGAGTGGGGCCGACAGCAACCTGTCCCCCAACTAGATCAAAGATGCACTTTATTGCGTTGGTCGGAGTCCAAGTATGAGCAGAGATTGTATCGACGACACCGCTGTCGCCAATTTGCATTACTATGCGTCGACTCGACCCGACACCCGGCACCTTGAAGAACCCAGAGAACCTCATCGGTCCAAACAATGCACCTGGCCCAATGCTCCAACCAGCGTTGGTGTAATGTTGTGTATTGGCCGTACCCTCGACCAGCATCTGCGCCGTATTGGTCCCATCGGGGGCGAGCGATGTAGCCCCCCAAGTCACCAACGCAGTGTTGGAGCCCGAGAAGTCTTGTTGATTGGTTGGCCACCAAGAAACGCTGTTGAACAAGTTCGCGGCAGCAAACGTGTCAGCTGCTCCCGCTCCAATACCAGAAGGTGGATGCAAGGGCCTCAGCATGTTGTACTGATCGGGAATGTACCCAAACCAAAATCTGTTCGGCGCTGCGCCCAGCGAACCAGTTACCGGTGAAAATGATCCGCCCATCTCGCCTCGTCACGGTTCCGGAGACAGTGTATTCTAAACTAGCGCTTAAACCCTCCCACGCACACGCAAATTACCTCGCAAACCCCAGCACAAAACAGTTCCACGCCGAGCTCCCCGCCCAGCGCCGCCCCTCGCCCTGCAGCTCAACCGCCGATCGCTGGCTTTCCCACTGCATGCCCCCAAATCGGCCAGAGAAGGGCGTGCATGCGTTTTGCGCCCCATAGGCTATCAGGATAGCCAAAAGCAAAATAATCGCTACAGCAGCCGCTATGAGGAGCGGATGCCCCCTACAGGTTGTGATGAGGTCGAATTTGCCCATCAGTAGTTGCCCTTCAGCACCGCGTGCCAATAGCTGCCAGCACTCTGCGCCATCACCAGCCCCGCATGAACCTCGTCAGGTACGCCCCGCAAGGTGTACGATCGCCCATTGATAAACGTTACCACAAGATCCCGCGTCTCGTCGTCATAAGTGCACGACGCCAACGCCTCACTCGCTAAATCCGTCGTGGTCTTTGACATCGATCAAATTCAGAACAGGAGTAGAACATGGCAGTCGTCGAGAAAATAGGCAACCAATACCGCATGCAAATCGGTACCTCCGATCAACACGAAATCTGGCAAATGATGCCCGCCGACTGGACCCCAAGCGGCGACGATACCATCGTCGGCCTCGACCTCGAACCAGTGTCAATCGCCCCCCCAGTCGAATTGACCCCCGAACCACCACACGAGACAAAAAAAACAAAACATGCTAAATAGCCCACGCTTCCCTTCCTAAGCAGTGGCACTGGCCCCGGCAAAACCCCGGGGCCCTTTCTTGCGCCAGAGGGACTCAAGCAGCTACCGGTAACGCCCCACTCACCCCACCCAACGCCTTCGCAAAACCCGTCGCATCCAACGCCCTCCTCCCCTCCTCATTCGCCCCAGCACGCACAATCGCCACTAACACCAGTAGCGTCTGCTCCAGCCGCGCTACACGGTCCAATACGTCAATGTCCGCCATCTGATCCTCCTGGGTTGCCACCCATCCTACCACAGAACCCAGAATAACAGAGCTCTCGCGCGTGACGACTAATTTGAATATGAACAAAATGCAATTTAGGATTTTAATTCGAAAAATCGTATTTTTCGCACACTTTAAAGTTGAGTGCTTCTAAAAAATCTAACCCATTGATCCGCCTCAAACCAAAACACGTGATGACAACGGTGATAACAAAGACGGCGTGAACAAAACGTGAAACGGCACGAAATGCCTGGGTCCTTCGCTATCTAATAGAATCGCTAAATCAGGGAAAATTCAGGAAATTACTTTTTGAGTAATTTCAAGAGGATGGGGACAAAATTTAATTACCCCCGAGGGTACCCCGGGGCATTTCCCGAGTTATTGTTTTGGCTCGCCACCAGGGACCGATCTGTTTGGTAGACAGATCGGTACCATTGATATGATTGGATTATTTGGCTTTAGTAAGCATTATAGTCGTCGCCAGCGCCAAAAACTGCCACGGGGGGTGGGTGGGGGAGGAAAATAGACATATCGAAAAATAGATTGGTATGCCATTGATATATATATATAAATAGACATTTATTTGTATTTCTCTTTTTTTACATTTTCAGAGAGCTTACGCGCGCGCGCGACCCTGGAATTAAAAAAGAATTAATTAATTAATCCAAGCCACAATATTGACACTATTCGTTTTCCATACCCCCTCTCTCTTCGGCGGGATCATTGTCAATAATGGGCTGATTATTAAATGATATTAATGTGGTAATATCACTTTGGTTGGTATCGTAGACACATTTGTGTAGTGCGTTGATATGGTTGAGGAACTGGGAAACGCTATGTGTGGAAATTAAATTAAAATCGATTAAAAATGTTTATTCTATATGTCTCTAAAATAATTAAGTCATTGATATGTATGATAGTGAATTGGAACTAATTTCACTGCGATTGTGTGTTGCCTACGAATTAACGTGGTTCTATTTTTTTACTGATTTAAAATCGTCTTTAATTGCGATTTTAAATTCGTGGCGGCTGAGGTCCCAATATTTTGCGGTAATATTCCAATATTTTTGGATGGCATTGGAGTGCGGATATTTATTGCGGTGGGCGTAGAGATCTTGTTCGAAGCGTCGTTTAGTGATTGCGGGGTGAGGTGGGGCGAGGCCGGCTTGGCGGTGGAGGGCTTCGAGGCAAGCGAAGGCGTAGGGCCATTTGGTAAAGGAGGCGACGATGGTGTCGCGGGCATCGCGGATGACGAGTGGAGCGATGGTGCCTCGGCCGCCGCGGCGGCGGTTATAGGCGATACGGAAGGGTGGGAGGTAGCGTTTACGGGTACGGAGGATCCAGTCCATGGTGATGTCTCCCAAGGTTGACGGCGCCATTGTATAGAGTATTGTACCGGATTGCAAACCTTGGGAGGATATGATGCTACGGAATCTAAGCGAGCTGGTGGCGTTGTGTTTGTTTGTGAGTGCGGTTCTGGTGTGGGCAATGGTATTGGGGCGATGAAGCCGAGGTTTCCGACGATCATTGAGGAGAGTGGCAGCCGTGAGCCGTTCAAGGCTCGGTGGTGGCGGACCAATGTAGTGAAGTTGCGGGTGATGGAGCTAGCGCAGCTGACCGGCTATTCGGTACCGGCGGTTTATTTGATGGAGCGTGGCATCACGGCTGAGGGCAGGCTGGTGCGGCCGTGGGCGTGGCGGCGTTATAAGATGGCGTGTGCTGGGGTGGAGTATCAATTATTGCATGGTCGCGAATTTGAGTGGGACTATCTCGAGCGTGCGGACGCTGGCGAGAGGCGAGCGCGAGCTAACGCGGCTGGTACGGACGATGCTGCGGGCGACTGAGCCGGCGCCTGCGTATCCTGGTGTCAAGCGTGGTGGCATCGCCGAGCGGGCGGTGCGGGCGATGATGGAGCGTGGTCGTGGCCGAGGTCGCTAGCAGTGTGGTGGCGCCGGTGGCGGGCAGCTGCTCGACGTGTTTTTATGGGCAGACGTTTGCGACCTATTTCGATGGCGTGACCCGGATGCGGCTCTGCCGGCTGCGCAATCCGCAGGTTGATCCGCCGCACTCTGCGCGCAAGTGGCCTGAGGTGCAGGACACTGACTGGTGCGGTCAGGGCGTAGACAATGCCAGCTATGGGTCGTTCTCGCCGGGTAGCGCGCAGGCGCCGGCTG